ATAAGTGGTCATCTGAGATTTGGAAAGGTAAATCAACAACCGATCCATTTACAAGTAGAGGTGGATATAATTGCCGACACCATCTACAACCGACTGATCCAAGTTGGTATAATGAAAATGGCGATCTTATAATATAGGAGAAACTACTATGGCTGACGAGCAAAAAACGGAGATTGAGAATACTGAATCTCTAGAAACAAAACAGGAAGTCGAACAACAAGAGCCAATGATTGCACAAAGCGAATTGGATAAAATTCTTGAAAAAAGACTAGCAAGGGAAAGAGCTAAATTTGAAAAGAAATTTTCTGGTATTGATCCCGATGAAGCAAGAAAACTCTTAGAAGAAAAAGAAGCTAAAGAGTTGGATATGCAAAAACAACGAGGTGAATTTGATAAAGTATTGAAAGAAACAGTATCTAAAAAAGACGCTGTTATTTCACAATACCAAGCCGAGTTACAAAAAGTAAGAATTGATGATGCATTGATTAAAGTAGCGAGTGAACAACAAGCTATTAAACCAGAGCAAGTCGTTAATTTACTTAAAAACAAAGTCCAATTAGGAGACGATGGTAAACCAGAAATTATTGGTGATAATAATGCACCAATGTATAACGATAAAGGTGAGCCACTTAGTATAAAAGAATATGTTGGACAGTTTTTAGATGACAACCCTCATTTTAAAGTTGCAACACCTAGTGGTGCTGGATCTAGATCGAGTGTTGGTGGTGATACGCCCAAACCTTTGAACTTGGCGGAACTAAATATGAATAATCCCGAAGATAAAGCAAAATATGCTGAATATCGTAAGGAGAAATTATTAAAAAATTATTAACTTATAAACCATAAAGGAGAAATATTATGGCTAACGAATCAACAACGTCTACATTAGACGATTTGATCTCGCCTATGGTTGCAGAAGCTCTATTTGTAGCATCTGAAACTTCAATTATGCGAGGTCTTGTAAGAAACTACACAATGCCTAAAAATTCAGGCAAGGTACTACAAGTGCCAATTTACCCAACTGTAAGTGCGGCGGCTGTTGCAGAAGCAACTGACCTAAGCAACACAGCAGTATCAACTTCAAAAGCTGATCTAACTGTGTCTGAAGTTGGAATTATGACAACTGTAACAGATATGGCTTTAAACGTATCTGAATCAGATGTGGTAAGAGATCTAGGAAAATTATTTGGTGAAGCTATTGCTAAAAAAATTGACACTGATCTAACTGCTTTATTTGACGGATTTTCAACTGCGGTTGGTGCGGCTGATGCGGCTATCACTGTTGCAAAAATCTTTGAAGCAGTATCTAAGCTAAAACAAGCTGGTGTACCAAGCAACGATATGTCTTGTGTTCTACACCCAGCGATTGCTTATGACTTAAAAGCTAACCTAACTAATACATTTGCAAACCCTAACCCAACTGATCTAGCTAACGAAGCATTAAGATCTGGTTATGTTGGTCAACTTGCTGGTGTAAGTATTTATGAAACTTCTAATATGGCTAACACTGGTACTACTGGTGACTATAAAGGTGGTTTATTCCATAAAGACGCATTAGGAATTGCTATGCTTCAAGACCTTAAAATTGAAACTCAAAGAGATGCTTCAATTAGAGGAACTGAAATTGTTGCCACTGCCGTTTTCGGTGTTGGTGAGCTACACGATTCATATGGAGTTGAAGTACTAGCTGACTCAAGCATACTTTAATCTTTATAGGATTAACGTTAAAAGGGGGGGGATTTTTCCCCCCTCTAATTATTTACAAGGAATTTTATTATGGCATTTGCGGCACGCACAGATTTAATTACATATCAGCCAGATATTGGTGATATGGGACTTAGTACAGCACAGCTTGATACTTATGTAACCCAAGCAATAGCAGATGTACAAAGAGATATTAGAAACAAATGGTGGTCAGTTTATCACAGCAATCAATCAAGAAACAGAAGCTATGCTGGTGGTATAGAAATTGATCTAACTTTACTTACTGATTCACAATGGACAAGAGCAACAGTTTATAGATGTTTGGGATATTATGTTTGTCCATCATTAACAAAGTTTAACGCTACTGGTGACGAAGATCGTTTCCAACAAATGGGTATTTTTTATCGAGAAAGATATGAAGATGAATTTGCAGATATTTTACGAGATGGTGTTGAATATGACGCTAATGATGATAGCACAATATCTGACGCTGAAAAGGTTGCAGTTCATTCACTAAGATTGGTTAGATAATGGTAACAGTTAATATGCAGATTGAAGTATCTGCTGTTAAAGGTGCATTAGATCAGATTAAAAGAAAGATCCCTAGTGCTAGTCGAAAGGCTATGGCATTGACTGCAACTTTTATACAGAATGTTATAAAAGATCGTACAAGACAAGGAAGAAGTGTTAAAGGTGGAGCATTTAAAAAATACTCTAAAGGCTATGCAAGAAAACGAGCTAAACGAGGTGCAACATTAACACCTAATTTATTTTTTACTGGTCAGATGTTAGGGAATATGTCATTTAAAAGATTATCTCAAACTAAAGGACAGATATTCTTTCCCAATAGAACACAGAATATAAAAGCATTTTTTAACGATCAATCAAGACCATTCTTTGATGTTAATAGATCTGAGGAAGATAAAGCAGTTGAAGTATTTAGAAAATCATTTGAAAAAGAATTAAGAATATGAGTGAAAGAGAAGATATTGCGGCTCACATAGTTACAACCTTATCTGCGGTTAGCAGTCCGATAACATTCGGCAAAGTAACGAGAGAGCCTTTTGAATTAGATGAGTTGTCCCAACAACAATTCCCAGCAGTCTTTGTACAGACCGCTGATGAGACTAGGGAAGATATTACAATTAAGAATAGTAATATCACTCGAACAGGGACAATAGATTTTAGAATATTTGGTTTTGTTGCCAATGCAAGTGCAAGTACAGTTAATATAGATACTAAACGTAATGAGTTAGTTACAACAGTTGAGACTGCATTGGATAGCGACAGAACCAGAAATGGCAACGCATTGGACACACAATTAGTTGCTGTTGAAACAGACGAGGGAAGTATATTTCCTTATGGTGGTGCTATCATCACTATAAGATGCTTCTATAACTTCACGCAAGGAACACCATAATATGAGTGATAAAGTTTATTTAATTAAAAATGGAATTACAGTATTAACTGATAATCCTAATAAATTTCTAGCAGATGGGTGGACACATAAACATAACAACCCAGAAGCTAAGAAGCCAACAGGGAGAACTTATGGCAAAAAGAAAAAAACTTCAAAATAAAAATGGAGACACTATTGAGGTTTGGGATCACCAAGTAGAACAAATGATCAAACAAGGCTGGTCAGATGGATCTGCAAAACCCAAAAAGAAATCAACTAAACCAAAATCTTTTAATACAGAAGAAGGAGAAGAATAATGGCAGTACATACAGGATCGGCTGGACTAGTTAAAGTTGGAAGTAACACAGTTGCAGAAGTAACAGCTTTCACACTAGAAACAACAGCAGATGTAATCGAGTCAACACAATTATCTGATTCAGCAAAATCATTTGAAGCTAGTAGAGTTACATTTACAGCAACTATTGAATGTGCTTGGGACGAAACAGATACAAACGGACAGGTAGCTTTAAACGAAGGTCAATCAGTAAGCCTACATCTACACCCAGAAGGTGCAGATAGTGGTGATTATTACTATACTGGAACAGCTATTGTAACTGGAAACTCAGTATCAGTAACTATGGATGATTTGATTAGATTATCTATATCTGTTCAAGGAACTGGTGGAATTACTAGAACTACAATATAATTTGACAATCTTATTAAATTAAGATAAAAAAAGCGTATGTCAGCAATCGACAAAATCAAAGACCATTATAATTCATTAAGTAAGGGCGAGAGCAAATACTTTGAAGAATGGGATTTAACTTTTTATAAAGAGCCTATCAATCTTGAAAAGAAAGGTAGATTATTTAAAAAGATGGAAGCTGATCCAATCGAAGGTTTGGCATACGCATTGATTGAACTTGCCTTAGACGAACAAGGTAAGAATTTATTTACATTAGAACATAAATTAGCATTAATGAAAAAAGCTGATCCAGATGTATTATCTGAAGCGGCTACTTGGTTAATGCAAACACCCACAAAAAAAGACATTAAAAAAAAATAACAACCGATCACGACTATCATACGATAGTCCAGTTGGCTGATTATTTGAAATTACCTATTCATAAAGTTATGGAGTTCTCAGTTGAGGAATTTATGACTTGGATAATATTTTTAGAACAGAAACGCAAAGACGAGCAACATAAAGTTAATGTTGCAAGGATGCAAGCTAAAACTAGGAGATAAATGGCTAAACAAGTAAAAATAGATATAATAGCAAGAGATAAAACTAAAAAGGCTATTGAATCATCTAAAAGTAATTTAGGAAGTTTAAAGAAGTTTGCTTTAGCGGCAAGTGCCGCAATAGCCACTATTGGTGCTGGAAGAGCTATAACTGGACTTGTCAATGTTGGCAAGGAAATGGAAAGTTTACAAATTAGATTTAAACTTTTATTTGGTAGTGCTGAGGAAGGTGCAAAGGCTTTTGATACTTTATCAGATTTTGCGGCTAAAGTTCCATTTAGTTTAGGTGATATTGCAGCGGCTTCTGGTAATCTTGCAGTTGTAGCAAAAGACGCAAAAGAATTAAATAAAATATTAGAAATCACAGGTAATGTTGCTGGTGCAACAGGATTAGATTTTCAAACCACTGCTAGTCAAATTCAAAGAGCATTTTCTGGTGGTATTGCTAGTGCTGACATCTTTAGAGAAAAAGGTGTTAGAGATATGCTCGATTTCTCTGCTGGAGTAAAAGTATCAGTAGAAGAAACAAGAGAGGCATTTGCCAGAGTATTTGCTGGAAATGGAGAGTTTGCTAAAACAACAGAAGAATTAGCAAATACGCTTGAAGGAACTTTATCAATGATTGGTGATAAGTTTCTTAATTTTCAATTAGCAATAAATGAATCATTTTTTGCAGAGTTAAAATCACAATTTGGTGATTTAAACGATTTTTTAGATTTGAATCAAGCAGAAATTGAAGATTTTGGAAAAGATATTGGAGTTGTATTAGCTGGTTCTTTAGTTACTCTTGCTGGTGCAGTTAAAACAGTCAAAGATAATTTTGCTGAGTTTGAAGCGGCATTAGGTGCTGTTTTATTAGTAGCTGGTGGTTTCTTTAAAATAATTGCTGGTGGTGTATTAGTTCTTGATTCTTTTAATAGAAAACAAAAAGAACTAATAGAAATGACGGAAGAATATAATCGAGTGATGAGTTCAGTTGATTATGATGACGCAATTATGAGAATTGCTAGATTAAATGAAGCCCAAGCATTAAATCAAGAAAGTTTAACAACTAGCATTAGACAAAGTGGAGAATATGTAGAAAGTTTAAATAAAATAGCAGAAGCGACAAATTCCGTTAGTGAAGCAACTAATAATACTACTTCTAGTATTGAAGGTTTAACATTTGCACAACAAAAAGTAGTACAAGGGTTTGAAGATCAAAAAGCCTCTTCAAGAGAAGCACATAAAGTAGAAAAAGAAGGTGTTAAATCAAGAAAAGAGGGATTAGCTGAAACAGGAGAGGCACTAAAGAAATTTGCGGCTGAAGGTGCTAAACGATCTAAAAAGATGTTTAGATTACAACAAGGAGTGCAAATTGCTGAGGCAATAATGAATACTTATGCTGGTGCTACAAAAGCATTAGCAACTTTACCACCGCCATTTAGTTTTGCGGTAGCTGGATTAACAGTTGCAACAGGATTGGCTCAAGTTGCTAACATTAGATCACAACAACCACCAGCACAATTTGGTGGAGCAAGACAAGCTGGATCTCCATTTTTAGTTGGAGAAAGAGGGCCAGAATTATTTACACCAGCTACTGCTGGAACAGTTACACCTAATCATCAATT